GTGGTAAGGCTTTAGTACCTTCTAGTCCATTAGATTTTCTCCAGTTCTCTACAAAGTTTTTTGTTTCTCCGTAGACATCACGCTTTGCTATCTGTCCTTCCATTTCTGCTCTGCGATATGATTGCATTTGGAGCAGACTATTGATACTATCGCCTCTAGCCATAATTAATACTTTTTCTTAATTTTTTTTCCAGTTTTTTTAGCAGCTGTCTTTGCTGCTTTCATCCCTGCTTTGGTATAGGGATACTTCTTTCCGTTTACGTTTGGCATTAGAAATTTACGTTAGGTGATCTGTCAAGTTTGTCCATAATTTCTCTGCGGTATGCTGGATCATCGTCATACCTTGGATCAGCCATAGCTCTTACAACTTCTTGTTGACTACGGAACTGATCGTTACTTTGTCTTGGTGCTTTACCTTGTACCATATTACCATCGTATCCTATTGCATCATTGTATGCGTATGCGAGAGATCTGACAGCAAAGAAAGCAGATAGTGGATCTCCCTTCTGCATGACAGCATCAAACATCTGTACCTCTTGCTCGTTCAGAGATTTCTGTGCCCAGTCTATCATGTTTGTGTAGTTCTTATCACCACCTACAATACTTTTGAGTTGTGTTATTTCTTCTGTAGAAAAGTCACGTCCTCCTTCTTGTGGTTGCTCTTCTTGCTTCTGCCTATAATCTAGGTACGCATTTGCTATATCAGTAGGAGCCATTTCGCTGATCTCCTTTGTGAGTTCTTCACTAAACTCTTTACCTGATGTAGCTTCTTCCCACATTCTATCTAAGACGCTAACTTCGGCTGGAGCTTCTGACTCCTCCTCTTGTGCTTCTTCCTGTGGTGCTTCTTCTTGGTTGTTGCTGAGTTTTTGTTGCAGCTCAAGATAACCTTTCTCTAGCTCTTCAGCATTTTTGTACTTGCCTGCTAGTAGTTGTTCTTGAGCTTGCTCCATCTTCTCACCAACTTGTAGGGAGTCTTTCTCTTCTGCTGAAAGACTGTCGATACTTGTTGTCTCGACGTTGGACTCCATAGTTAGTGTTTCTGCCATTTATTCTTGTGGTGGTTGAGATTGTTGTTGTTGTGCTGCGAGTTGCGGATTCTTAGTAGGATCAAAAGCTGGTGCTTTTAGGATGGCTGGTGTACCACGTAGAGCTTCCATCTCAGCTTGTTGTGCTAATTCTTGTTGCTCTTTCTGTTGTACTTCTTCCATACTCTTCACAAGATTTAGTACATCTATACCCTGTGCAGCTGCAAGTCTCTTGACTACTTCTTCTGGATTTATATATTGACCTATCGCTTCTGGTCCCATTGTCTGAGCTATAGTCTGTAGGAACTGAGCAAGTGCTGCTGCATCTTGTCCTCTACCTAGACTATTTATACCAGCTACGATGATAGGTTTAACCATACCTTTTGGTAAGCGTGGTATCTCTCCTGTCTTTTGGAAGATACTGAGCTTTCTATTGAGATAAGGTACTAGGAACTCTACAGTGAGCAATCCGAATAGTCCGCCAAGCTGTTGCTCTAGTTCCATCTGTGTCATGCGTACCTCTTCAGCTGTGGTTCTTTCTGACTGCCGAACTGACAGGATCAGGAACGCTTCGTTCAACCGCTTCTCGAGTGTCTGCATGTGCTGCAATGCCGTAGCAAAGTCAGCTGTTTTACCGACTTGTATTACACCTATGTCGTCAGGTCTACCTTGTACGATAGCACCGTTGCCAGCTGCTGCTAACGTCTGTGGTTTAGTAGTAGCTGATGGTGATACAGTGAACACAACCTTAGCTGCTGCTGCACTACCTTCTACGATAGCCTGTGACAATGCTTCAAGAGACTTAAGATCTCCGATGAACTGTCCGACTCTACCCCTACCATATGCTTCTCCGTCTACTGTATTGAATCGTAGCGGTAGCCATGGTGTACTATCTACTGGTGCTTTACCTTGTGACCCGGGTATCTGTTTATCGTGTACCTCTTGGTGCCATACAAATCTGTTGTTGTCACGCTTGCAATGCGTGTAGACATCACATTCCTCTTCCTCTTCATCATCATCCGTTATCATTTTCTTCGGCATGATGTCGTAGTAGGAAGGGATAAGATCTTTATTGATCCTTTCTTTTGTGATAATTTCAATCACGTCGCCGTTGCCGTCTCGTTCTATCACAAAGCGATTAAGAGGATATAACTTCAGCCCTGTCTTGCCCATAAAGATAAGTGCATTACCACCTACAACGAGATGTTGTAATGCTTGGTGTATTACTACACGATCATCTGATGCTGCGATAGCATCAAGGATGGTACGCTCTATCTTTGCAAAGGATAAGTCAAGTTCTGATTTTATCTCCGGACCAAACTGTTCTCCTAACTGGGATTCATCTAGCTGTAGCTTAAAGAAGCTAGTCTGTGGAGGGACGAGTGATAGCGATAGCTTTGATGCTAAGGCTACCACCCCTTTAGCCCCCACGGACTGCCAAGGTGTCTTCAGTTGTTTCATACCTTTGTCGTAATCTTCGTGACCACGGATAAGATATGGAAGTGTAAGTTTAGTTGCGTCTTCTGCTTCGGTCAAAAACTGGGAACGATCACTGGATAAATTATCATACCTAGATTTTGCTGTCATGGTTGTAAATAACCTCTATTAAATACTTGTCTAAATCTTTTTGGTCGGGTGTTAAATCTTGGTTGCATAATGTTAGCAGAGTAATTCGGATTCATACCATACAAACTCATCTGATTTTGATATGCGTTTTGCATGATACTTGCTAAGTTACCTGAGTTAGTACCTGTCTGTGTTGCTGTAGTAGGTAAAAGTAAAGGTAATACTTGTCCTACTGATGTAGGTGTAGCTGCTGCTAATGTAGTTGCATTAGAACCAGCACTCGATCTAAACCTATTTATTATATTAGATCCACGTGTACGACTACCAAAATTCGGTAGAACACCTCCGATGATTGACTGAGGAGTTGGTGCTCCGCTCTTTACAGTTTTAAGGAATGATTGAGTTGCTTTATTTGTACCGGCAGTATCTATAATATTGGATGCTAAGTCAGCGACATTATTTGTGCCTTCTAAGTTCTGCCCTACTATCTTAGTACCTAAATTCGATAGTCTCCAGTTACCTAGGCTACCCATTATCCCACGTTCATCTTTGTTTAGACCTTTAAACAAGGGAGAGTTTTCTTTGAATGAGTCTTGGAACTTAGCTAAGTTAGTCTTATCTTGATAGTTAGCAATCGTTCCAGATTGATTTGTAAACTGCTCTGCTCCACGTTTAAGTAAGTTTAAATTTGGGTCCTTACCTATAAATAAGTCAGAGATTATTCTACGATTTGCTTTATCATCTGTACCTAACTTACTGTAAGCAGTCTCGAGAGCACCTTTGGTTTGATCCAACTGCTCTCCGTAGTTATCAGGTAAGCCTAATTTTTTTGTTGCTAAACTATCTACAATTTCACTGTCACGAAGTTGATTATATACTGGACCAAGAAGTCTACCTGTAGCATCTTGGTTTGATAAAATATTCTTAACAGTACCAAGCTTGTCATCAGATGTTGAAACGTCCTTAACTGTATTAAGAAAAGTACCCATGTCCTTAACGGTTAGGTTCTTGTTTTGAGCTATAGACATAGCATCATTAATAACATTACTTGGAGTTACTGCACCGTATCCAAATAGACCTTTACCTAAATTGTCAAAGTCAAATTTATCATTGGTTGCAAAGTCAAGTCCACCAGCTAATGTATCCAAGCCCGGCTTATTAAACCTTGCTGTTAATGTACGCCCTGTTTTATTACCTTCAGTTTCTCCACTGTCTACACCACCGCCGATGTTTAATCCACCAGCATCTGTGCTTGCAACTTGAACATTTTTAGGTGCTCTGTCAGCAGTATTGATACCCATGTATTCTGATAAACCAAACTCTGGTACTTTAAAATTACCTATTGATAATAGTGGTCCACGTTCTCTAGCTGCTGCTGCCTCTGTTGAAAACTGATCTGTACCAGCAGTACCAGCATAAGGATTAAACTTACCGATTGTTTCGTTAGCAATTTGGTCTGTAATACTACCAGTTTTACCTTGATTAAATAGAGCAGTACCTATACCAACCTTAGTTAAGTTATTAAATACTCTTCTGTTTGCTTCCGTTGGTCCTGTCTCGAAACCACCTTCAAACTTTGTGTTGAATGGTTTACCTGTTAGTACATTTCTAATACTACCATACCCGGGCATGCCACGAAATGGATTCCATCCTCCTTTTCCTACACCTTTTGTACGTTGAGACATACTTATCTCATCGCCTAGTACTTGCTTCCATGATTTACCGGGAGCAGCACCTTGGTTATACCATGAACCAATGTTTCCACCGGGAGCCATCATGTTAGCTGTGTTAAAAAGATTTAATCCTTTAGCATAGTTAAGAGCTCTGTTCGGATCAAACGTACTCTTTCTTGTAACTTCTTTCTTAGCTGCTGCTGCTTCAGCTCTGTTTGCTGCTGCTTGTGCTCTACCTTCTGCACTAAAACCAAACGAACCAGCTGGTACGGTGTTACCATACATCTGGTTGTCTTTAGCAACCTGTGCAGATGTACCTCCAGCTGCTTTTAATTTTCGGTTAGCTTGGAAAGTAGCATTACGTGATCTGGCTGCATCTGATATTCGTTGCCTCTGGGCTGCTCGATACTTACCTATGGTACTGGTATCAGGTTGTCCTCGTTTGGCTTGGTTAGTTCTAGTACCCTTGGCTCCACCAGTCAATCCAGACTTACCGGCTTTGACTCTCGCTTTAAACCTCTTCTGAACTTTTTTGCGTTGAGCCATTCGCCGGGCTTTTCTTGCTCTCTTACTCATTGTCTTTACTAATACGTTTGTTGTACCACTCGACCACCGAGCGTTGACCAGCTAAGTACATGACTTCGCTGATGCTTTGCTTCGGATGTGGATTCACAGGTGGGAAGTTTTCTTCTAGCTCTACTTGTATAGAACTAATGGTTGGTCCGATGATGGACTCAAGCATATTGTGGGAGGTTGGTGTTTGCATGTTCAAAAAACGCTGGCATACGAGCTGCTTTTGTGTCTGAGAACTGCGGGGCTTTGCCCTGATACATTAACTGATCGCTCGCATCCAGCCAAAATTTTTTGTCCAAATATTTATCAGTTGTGTTCTCTTTTAGGGGTTGTAGTACCCAATGTATAGTTGCCTTCCGAAGCTTATCCAAAGAAGTGCTAGGAACAAGACCCAACTCAGCACATACGAGACTATTTGTCGCAACGTGTATCTGTTCATCTCTGGATAT